CCCTTTCGCGGGATAACCCAGTTCCCATCGTCGTTCTTGACAAGGGGGATGCTGATGATGTACAAGGCAGTCTGCATGAAGTTTCCGTTCTCGTCAGTGACCATGTGCTCGTCCATCACACCTTCGTATATGACAAGCGTAGAGTCAGGCTGCATGCCCTTCCCAGCTATCACACGTGTGATGACTCCTTCATAAGGAAACTCAAGAATCTCGTCTCGTGTCATGCCCTGTCGATGTCAATGACTGGTATCGTCCTTATCTTCCTCTTAGCTGCCAGCTCAGTCAGCTCAGCACCCTTCTCGTCGTCGTATTTCGTGTATATGCGGATAGCATACTGGATTTTATCGTCTTGATAGAAGTCTTGCTCGCTGCCGACGGACTTTGAGAATCCGTTGTGCGACTGAGATAGAGATGCGGTATTGGAAGGCCGGAGCAGAACTGCCGTATAGATAAGGTCTGCGGTCAGCAAATCCCTGTCTTTCTTTGTCACGACAGTCTCGTCATATACGTCAGACTTAGGGTCTATACCCCTGTCCAACGCTATTTTGATGAAGTTCTTCTCAGTGAAAGAAGAGTACATCGTCGATGCTTCAAGCCATTCTAATACCGTCATCTCAATCTACAACTAACTACTAACTACTAACAATAAAACCTATCAGTCGGTTGTCTTGGTGATGTCAACGACAACGTGATACTGGTACTCGTCCAGCACGGTTGCGTATCGTCCAATCACGTCAGTGTGGTAGGACTTGAGCATGCCGTTGGGGACAACCTTGTTAATCACGTACAGGAAGTTCTGCGCCTTTGCGACAGACCACTGAATGTTGTTGTTCACCTCACCGCTCTGCATCAGCTGAACGTCTGCGGTCTTCGCATGCACGAGCACGCCAGCGTAGCCGAGAGGACGCAAGACGACAACCTTCGGGTTCCATCCCCTCACGCTGTGGTACGTGGTGATGTTCTGAACGGTCTGCTGCTCGCGGACGACCCGGATGGGAGAAATCTTCGAGATGGGCGAGCGGCTGTAGGCGACGAGCTGCTCCCACGTAATCGTGTCGACAGAAGTGCTGGTTCCGCTGTTGTTGATGACGATGACCTTGTCTGGAGCATAGAGCTGGATATAGCGGTTCACCTGCTCGACGAACTTGGCGTTCTTCAGAAGGACGTTGATGACAGTTTCCCAAGGAATGTCCCACTCAAATGACATACTGTCGGGGAGCGAGTTTGCTTCCTTGAAGTCCTCCTCTATCTTCCGCATCTGCTCGGGGATGTCTGCGTCCGGGTCAGTCCAAACGTCGTTCAACGCGTGCTTGAAGTTCGTCACTGGAATGTAAGAACGCTGGCTCGTGATGACTCCGCTGAAGCCCTGCGTGGTGGCAGTGCCGCCGTTAGGATTCTGCAAGGCAATGGTATTGCCGTACTGTCCTCCGCGAGAAAGCGTCTGAGCGGCCATGTTGGAGATGGTGAGGTTGTGAGACTTAATCAGGTCGGCGACGCCACGTACAAAGCCGACAACGAGATTCTGGTCACTGCCGAGCTCGCGCAGCTTTGCCTCCAGAGCTTTCTTGGACATCGATGTCTCGAACATGCCCTTACCATACTGGTAGATAGAGCCCGTCTGTGCCTCGAATCCCTCAGCGTCAAGCTGCATGGTCTCAGACAGCGGAGCCATTGCGTCAGCCATAGGAACGGTACGGTTGGTCTTCTGCTGGATAGTCCACGCTGGGTTCTTCTTCAGGTCGGCGATGTCGATGTCGTACTCGTTTCCCTCAACGCGGAAATGCTCTTGCCAGAAGAAACTGTTCTCCTCAATCTCGATGGTGTTGTCAATCAGGGTCTGCAAGAATCCTTGGTTTGCACCATCGAGGAAACCCCTCTGATAGAGGCGCTCGATGGCCTCGTCGGGTGTAAAATTGTATTTAAGTGCGTTTGGCATAAAATTTCCTCCTTTCGTTAAATCCAGAATATTCCGTCAATGTAAGAGCGGTTCATGTCCAAGACGTACTGAGGCAGCGGCTGCATGCGAGCAATCCATGCCTGCTTGTTGTACACCGTGGAGATGGAGTAGTTAGCATTCTCGATTCCGTAGCCATCGGTGGGCATGAGGTCACGGTCTGCTTCGATGAATGTGTTGGGGTTCGGCACGAGGACGGGTGCGCTTCCTGTTTCCTCTTCGTCGGCAGCCACGTTTGCTTCGACAAGAATGCTCTCGTCGGTCAGTGCGCCAATCGCCTTGTCGAGCGTGACACTGAACTGCTCGTTAGCTGCGTCGTACACGACGGCAGTAACCTTCGCGTAAGTTCCAGTGTACTCGCCGCCTCCGTTTGTGACAAGAGACTCTGGGGCGACCATCAGAGCCATTCCGACTTCCGGGGCGTCGCTGTATCCGTCTCCGTTCAAGACAATGGTGGTGGCAGTCGCGCCAGACGCAGTCTTAACAGCAAAGGAGCGGAAGATGAGACAGCCCTTTGCTGGTGTGTACTGCACGAGCTGAGCAGCCCACAGATGGCCGAAGCCCTTGTTCGGGTTCAACACAGTTCCGCCAAGCAGTACATTGCCGCGCTGCTCGCCGTTGCTGTCTTTCACCCAAACCCACTTGCCGCCACGGACTTTGCGGGCGGTTTCGTAGAAATAAGCCAAATTCGTAATCTGCATGATTCTTTTTCTTTGATAATTAAACAACTTTTACTTTTGGTAGGGAAGCAAAGAACTCTTCGTCCATCTTTCGGACTTGCTGTGGCTTGAGCGGCTTGATGTCGCCGATAGAGTCCTTGAACACTTCCGTGAAGCGCGAGACCCACTTCTCAGCCTGCTCCTTGTCTTCCTTCTCAAGGTCTACGTCGTAGTCCTGCACGAACTTCGCAAATGAGCCATGTAAGTCTTCACGCACACCTTTCTTGGCAATGTCGAGTATTGCGGCGAACTTCTTTTCTTTCGCGGCCTTGCTCTCGAAAGCTTCGAGCCTGTCGATTTTGTCTTGCAACTCCTTGGGAATCTCGAAAGGCTTCTGCTCTTCCTTCTTGCCAATTTTCTTGTTCAACTCTGCTATCTGCGCCTTGTAGCCGTTCTCTTTAGCCTCAAAGCTCTTCTGTAACGAAGCCCTTCCGTTGGACGACGCGCTCTTCGCTGTGTCGAGGTTGAACTTCATGTCTGCGAGCGCAGACTCATCGTCAATAGGTGCGTCGGGGTACTTCTTGGCGAAGAAATCTGCGAACTTCTCCTTGAAATCAGACGTCAGTGTTGAATCATCGTAGCTTCTCTCGCTACAATACTCGTTTGCTCTCTGCAAAACTTCTTCCTTTGTCATAGTTCTCTCCTATTTTCTTTCGTTTTAAAAAACATTTGTTGCAAAATTATTTCATTGCTCCCAATGTTGTGTCTGAGCGCAGTGAAAAGTCGTTTAAATACCACTAAACAACAACATATTTAATTTTGTACACATGTACGGGCGTCGATTTATGTCTAACTTTGCACACAACAGAAGAGAGACGCATGGCAAAGAAACGAAACGACATCGTACTATCGCCGTTGGAGGATGGAAACCAAAAGTACGCCATCCGCTCCAACGCAGACTTCGTCGTGCTTGCTGGCCCGACAGGAAGCGGAAAGAGCTATGCACTCTACTATGCTCCCATCGAATATCTTGCCATGAACGACAATGCAAAGATGGTGTGTTTTATGCGTAACGTATCGGACTTTTGGGGTGCGGGCAAGGTAAATGATACGCTCAAGCAGATGTATCCTCTTGTTGACCGTTCAGTAAAAAAGCAGCCACATGACCCGATTGGGGAGATTATTCGCCGCCAAGAGGACATGGGTCTCAAACTTTACAACGGCAGCGAACTGAAGTTTCAGCAACTTGACAACGAGAATCCTATTGTGATTGATAAAATCGCAAAGGGTCTTCAGGCAAAGAAACTTATCTTTGACGAGGCGAATAAGTTCATGTGGAGGACAATCACGACATTCATGCCACGTCTTCGCTCGGACAGTGCAGGCAAGGCGCAGATATTCCTTGCGCAGAACCCAGAGCGCGAGTGCTTTATGCGCAAGATTTGCGGCAAAGGCGAGCATGGAGGCGGTTGGATAAACGACGACGGTACGGTTGACAAATCAATGGATGGCGTTGTGATGTTCTTCTATATGCACGAAGGAGACATGGACAAGATGTATTGGGGTAGGACTAAGAAGGAAGTCTATGAGAAGGCAAAGGGCTACATAGACTTGCGCATGAAAGACGACCCCGACATGACATACGAAGATTTCATCCTTTCTATGGTCTTCTTCACCTTTGACATACGCGACAACAAGAAGATGCTTGCCAAGAATAAGTCGTATCGTGGCATGACGGCAAACTCGGCAACCGCAGCATCTTCTTACGCGAACAACTGGAACTACTCTATCACCGACGACGAAGAAGAGGAAGAAGACTTGTCAAACGTGCAGCTGTCCGATATTGACATAGAGCGCATGTTCAGGCCATTGGAAATGCCAAGCGACAGTATCTGCGAGAAACGGTTCATGACGATGGACATGGCGACGACAGGGTTTGACAACCTCATCTTCAAGTATTGGGAAAAATGGACAAAGGTCGGTTTTATCTGCCGCGACATCAGGTACTCAACAATGAACAACAACCGCGATGCAGTCGTAATGGCAATACAATTCCGCGACAAGCACGACTTGCAGGAGAGCGAAATGATGATTGACGTACAAGGTTTCGGATTTCTTCGGGAATGCTTCCCCAACTCAAGGCAATTCAGCGGCGCAGAGCAAGCGTCAAACAGAGGTAAGGCGCAGTTTAGGACTCGCAAGGACGAAGCCGGGCACGTTGCGATGGAGATGATTAAGGCGGGATTGATACACTACGAGCCACGTCTTGCCACTATGCACTACAACCATCAGAACATGAAACGTAGTGGTGGCACTACAATCATGAAGCACATGATATTCGAGAGTCGTATCTTCCAGTTCTCAAAGACGCCGAACGGAAGAATCTCAATGATGAACAAGGATGCGATGAAAACGTTGCTGAAAGGCATGTCGCCAGATTTGTTTGACAACGTAATTCTTATGTGCGGCTCTATGATATATGACTGCCACCGAATGCTACGTGACGACGCAGGAGTGATGCGCAAGGCTCTTGAGGCAAGCGACATGTTGTCGCTGCTCGGGGTTGACAGAAACAGCGTCATTGACACGAGAGTGGAGAGAAAGAAAATCGCAGTCAACAACAGAAGAATATTGGATATACTAAGCACAATATAAGATGATAAGAGAACATGACATAAAATGGTTTTTGGCAGAGCCGACGCGCTTGATGCAGATGAAGCCGTTTACCCGAGGCGGTGTGATGCAAGGTCATTTCTACGAAAAGGGAACGATTCTAAACAACACGACCATCGAGACTGGATTCGCCAACCTTGAATTGCAGCCCATCTCGCAAGACCTGTACCTCACTGAGTACAGGCCGGACTTGCACCACATCATTCTGAACAAGGCAATCCCGCACATCAAGGTCGTCCTTGACGGCGCAGAACTTCCGACTAACATGATGGAGATAACGCAGACGGCGGCATTCCAGAAGCTCATACATTCCGCTCACGTCAGAAATCTCACAGCGAACCCAGTTGACTTCAGCTTGTTTAACCCGAAGCCAGAGGACGGTGAGCGTGAGATGTTCGGAAAAATCAAGCAAGAATGGCTGTGGCGAGGGCTTGAATGGAACAAGTACATGGCCATCAACACATGCAAGCAGCTCGGCAACTGCGGTCTCCTGTTCAGCTTTGACAAAGAAAGCGACAAGTACACGGTCACGAACTACTCTTACGAAGACGGCTACCAAGTAGCACCGAACTACGACGAATACGGCATTGAGATTGCCCGCTCACTGTTCTACAGAGTCGACGACAAGACGGTCATTGACACATTCGACAGCAAGAACCACTATCGTTCAGTACAAGGAGAGAACGGATGGGAGATAATGTCGGAAAGACACGGATACTCGCGCAACCCGCTGCTCATAAAGCGAGGGAAAGTCGCATGGGAATATGCTGAATCGAGTATCGAGATGTGGGAGCTTATGGCCAACATTGCAGCCATCGCCTTAAAGCGGTTCGGCACTTTCGCCCTCGCGTTCTGGGGTGAGATAGACAAGGACGGATTGCAGCGCGACGCATCCACGCTTATCGTTAACCTTTCAAGCGACACGACAAATGGCAGACAAGATGTCAAGGTATTGGACTTCCCTGAGCCGCAGACGATGGACAACTATCTCAAGACGCTCGAAGAGAAGATTTCGTTGTTTTCTTCCACGTCGTTCATTACGCCGAAGGATATAACGACGACGAACAGCGGAGGAAACGGAATAGCACTTGCGATGTCCAACGACTATTCGCTCGCAGTGCAGTCAGCAATGGACTGGCAGCGGTTCGTGAACGAGATGGTGTACTTGCACCAAGAAGGTCTCGACCTGGAGAACAACAAGACAAACTACTATGCTGCTGTACGCATCGGCGCAAAGATTAACCCGTGGTCGCTCGAGACGACGAACACCAAGCTCGTGAACCTCGGCATGGAGGCACCTTACCTGTCAACGCAGACAATATTGGAGAAGTGCCCCGACGCTGCGCCAGACGAAGCAGACCGCGTAATCAAAGAGCGTGGTAGCCTCACCAGCAGAAACGACTCAATGTCAGAGCAAGCGGCACAAACGGCTGAGAACATCGCCAAGAATCGCAACGACGTCATTATAGATAATCAACCTAACGACCAAAATGTATGACACAATGGATATATATAGCATCATAAACACATTAGTGACAATCTTTCTTGGCGGCGGGTGGTTCATCTACTACAAAGCCAACAAGAAGAAAGCCAACGGCGAGGCTACTGTTGCAGAGGCCGAAGGATGGATAAAGCAACAAGAGGCGTATCACAACTCAATAGAGGAGTGGCGGAACACATGTGAGTTCATCCGAAAGGACAGAGATGAGCTTCGCAGGGAAAACGAAGAACTGCGCAAGGAGAACAGGGAGCTGCGCAAACGCATCGGCGAGCTTGAGGACAAGATTCTTGAATTACAGAAAGACGTTGCCCGCAACGGAAGAAGAATAGAAGCACTTGTTAACGACAAGAAAAAAAAGAATGCAGACACTAAGAAAGGGTAGCAAAGGAGAAGATGTGAAGCAGCTGCAACGGCTGCTCCGACTGGCTGTTGACGGCATCTTTGGCCGTATAACAGAAGAGGCCGTGCGCGACTACCAGCGCAGAAACGGACTTAAAGCAGACGGAATCGTTGGTGACGAGACGTGGAAGAAGCTGAACGGAGACAGCAGGCTCAAGACGTCGAAACGGTATATCAACGAGATTATAATCCATTGTAGCGCAACGAGAGAAGGACGCGACTACACAGTCAACGACATTCGGAAATGGCATACCACACCCGTCAGCAAGGGAGGCCGGGGGTGGAGCGACATCGGCTATCACTACGTCATCTACAGAGACGGCTCGCTGCACGAAGGGCGTGACGTGAATATCGTCGGCGCGCACTGCACTGGACACAACGCACACTCCATCGGCGTATGCTATATCGGCGGATGCAAGACGGACGGCATGTCTCCGAAGGATACGCGGACAGATGCACAGAAAGCAACGCTGCTGTCGCTACTTCGCGAACTGAGAAAGAAATATCCTTATGCAAAGATACACGGGCACAGAAAGTTCGCCAACAAGGCGTGTCCGTCTTTCGATGCTGACGAAGAATACAAGAATATTTAACCAAATATTTATTAGTCATGTCTACTCATCATATACACCCCCAAAAGACAATCCCAACAATGTTATTCGCCGTGGCGGCTGTTGTGTCTATGATTCTCTCGTCTTGCATCACCAAGACGAAAGTCGAGTACAGAGACAGAGACGTTAACCACTACATCACGAACACGGTGCGCGACACTCTTGTTGACAAGACGACAGACAGCGTATATTTCGAGAAGATAGTCAGCGGCGACACTGTCTTTCTGACCAAGTACAAGGAGAGGACGCGTTGGCGCGACAGAATCGTTGAGCGTCACGATACATGCTGGCGTGACAGCGTTGTCACAGAGTTCAAAGAGACATTGAAAGAGGTGAAGAAAATCCCCTCGATATTCAAAGTCTCAATGCTCATCTCAGTAATGAGCCTTATTATTGGTGTCATAAAACTCGTAAGATGGGTTCAGATACACTGAGCGCTTTTCACCATATAAAAAAGACTATGACTGATTACAAGAATAATCCAACGGTTCAATCGTTCCAGATATTCAACGCTGACGGCACGAGCTTCCATGAGTTGTGGATGCGCAAAGCAACGCACGAGAGCTCCGTGATGTCTTTGGGCGACAAGTTGACTGGCGACGTGTACTACAAGGACAATTCTCTTGCCGTGACGATGCGGGAGTATGTTGAGTACAACGGCGTGCGCTACGTCCTCGTCAACCCACCGACGGTAGTCAGAGAAGGGATGGCATCGGACAACGGACAGCTGAAGGGTATGACGAAGTACTCCTTCGAGTTCTACCATCCAATGTGCATGCTTGGCAATTTCCCGTTCACCGACGTGGCAGTGAAGTCAGACGAGGAGCAGTACTTGTCTCAGAACAAGACGTTCTCGTGGATTGGAAACTGCTTCGACTTCATCGCAAAGCTCAACAAGAACTTGGAGAGCACGCAATGGGTGGTAGTGTCAAGCGACGACGAGGAGTCACGGTCGAAGATGGGAGTGCTGAGCGATGTGCTTACGTTTGACAAGTCGTTCATCTCAGACGCGCTGAAGACAGCATACGACACATGGAGCGTGCCTTTCGTCATCGAGAACCTTTCTGCTGGCGAGTACTTCGACAGCGACAACGTAGACTACTACACGAAAGGAAAACGGTTCGTCATCGTCTTCGGACTGCCATCCAACGAGATATTAGACAGAGAATCAACATCGGGCACGGTAGTCACTGTCACAACGCATGCGACAGCTGACATATACTACTATACGACACCCGTCACAGTGCCTGCGAACCAGAAAATCTTCTTAGAGTCTCTGACAGACGGCGCTACACCTATCATCCTCAACAGCACGCGCAACGGCGTCATCGGGACGACAAACAGAGTGTTCCCTGTACAGACAACTATATATATCGCCGCCACGAAAGACAATGCGGTGATAAGATACTCTTACGACGAGAGCAAAGTCTTCGTGTTCAAGTTCGGTCAAGGGGTAGGACTGAAGAACAACTCGCGCACGCCGAGGAACAACAAGATAGTCACGCGGCTCGCAGGGTATGGCAGCGAGAGGAACATACCATACGGCTACCCGCAGATAGTGTGGACTGGAAGCAGTACTGCGACTTGCACTGTCGGCAGCTCAGTAGGAGTAAAAGAGAACGTGACAATCAACGGCCACCACTACGACAGAGTGATGTCGTATCCGCTCTATGACGGAATCGTCGGAGGACAGCGTGTCAAGCTCATCAAGCATCCGTTCACGCGAAACCATCTCATGCCGTCTGTGTACAGCGAGACGGTAAACAAGAAAGTCAACCCATACGCACAAGGATTCGACCCGGACATTGAAATCGTAGACTACTATGACGCTCCTTCAAGCTATCCTAACCCGATAGTGCCGAGCGCGCCGTCGTTTGAGATACATGAGTTCGCTGACACTTATCCAGAACTCGGCGAGGCTGCTATTGTAAGCGCCGTGCCGTACAATCAAGAGCCGTCAGAGAAGACTGTCTACAGCTCAGTAAGCGATTTCTTGTACATGCTGCAAAACAGCATAAAGAACGCCGCGAATGCCAACGAAGCAGCTGTCATGCAGAGACTGTACAACGCACTGAGCAACGGAGCGACGACATACAGCGACAGCAACACTGGAGGAGCCTATACTTACAGCGTCACCGTCACGAGCAAAGACAACGGCGTAATGTACGTCAAGTACACGTCTGGGAGCTTCAACATCGACACGACAGTGCGGTACAGAGCAGAGACACCGCAATGGATTGACGACATGGATGACGACGGAAACTACTTGCAGTCCTACTTCAAAATTACCTTGCCGAAGCTCTCGTTTGACATATACGCATGCGCGAGCATCACAGAGAAGATGGACATCAACATGCGAAGTGGTGCGTGCATAGGCTGCACGTTCCCTGTCTACGTCGATTGGGAAGACTACAAGAAGAGCTTCTATACGAGCGACGGTGTTTTTGCTCCTGACGGCTCACAGCGAGACTTGACGAAATACCCGAAGTCAAACCAAGGTCAGATAACTGTCCTCGTCAAGAAGGAGATAGAGACATTCGGCACGCTGATGCCAAACATATATCAGACTCCAAAAGCGGGAGACAAGTTCGTCGTTCTCGGCATCTCGCTCCCTCTGTCGTACATCACGTCAGCAGAAGAGAGGCTTGACGAGGCAATGATGGAGTACATGCTTGAGAACAACGTGTACTACTACGACTACCCTCTGAAGTTCGACGAGTATTTCCTTGCCACGCACTTGGAGATACTGTCGCAAATTCGGAACAACACAATCGTGAGGTTCAAGTATGGCAACGAGCCGACAATGGCATTGTATGTCAAGCAGATGATTGTGAAGTACGGAGAAAAGGCTCTCCCTCAGTACGACATTACGCTTACAGACGATGTCGAAGTTGTACTCAACCAAATCGGACAAGTCACCGACGACGTAAGCCGCATGAGAGTGCAGATGAGCGAGTTGCAAAAGTATTACTCGCAAGACATCGCAGACCTCATCAACGAAAAGCTCAGCAGAGTCGCTGACGACGTGGCACAAGGTCGCATAACATTCCAGCAGGGACTCGATTCCGTTGGGAACATGATACTATCTGACGAAGTTCGGAGCAGGGAGTTCACAACGGGACTATACACGGGTCGCGGGTGGAGAATCGACGCGCTGGGCAACGCAGAAATGGAGTCGCTGCGAGTTCGCTCTTACCTCGAAGTCATCGAATTGCTCATCAACCGCCTCCAAGCTCAAGAAGGTGATACCGTATTTACAGACAACGACCAAGTCGAGAAAGTTGACACGATTGTAAGCAGTACAGACGGCAGCGTGTCTTACGTGCTCTCACTGAAAGAGAAGTACGATGGATATGTCACTGGCCAGATGTACGGAAACATAGTGAAAGGAATCATCAACACGCTTGCAGCGAAGCAAGCAGGTGTCAGCGATGTTGACGACACTCCAGACACTGAGCACGACGGAGAGAACTCTTATTTCACTTCATGGATGCGTGTCGTCGGCACTCATGCAACTGACAGCTCGCTCGGAATAAATCAGATTCGAGTAGAACTATACAGCGATGACTACACAGACCCGACGACAGGAGAGGTACACAGAGAGATTCCTTCAGGAAAGAACTTCGCGCCTTGCGAGCTGATGACCATAGCACGATGGGGCTGCTACTTAGACCCCGACGAAGAAGGTATCAGCAGCGCAGAGAAGCTGAGCAGAGAGCGTCGCCAGCGAATGTTTGTGATTAGCGTGACAGATGGTCGCGTCGTCAAGCACACGAAAGTGAACAAGCCAATCCCAAGCAACTGGAACTACGGAGTTACCATCGGCGAGTTGCCTGAGTTCGTAAAGAACTACCCTAACGTAAAGTCTGTTCTCGACGTTGTCGGAGAACATACTGACTGGCTGTACGCACAAGGTGTCGTCGTTGAAAAGTTCATCAAGGTCGACGTGAACGGCAAGCCAGAGGTTGAGATTGTCGACTGCGGGGACTGGGTGGACGGAAGCACAGGCACTCCGTCAGTAAGAGCAGGAATCTATTATCACGACGAATGGAACAGCGTGGCTCAGCAATACGAGACGCACGACGTATGGCACAACGGCGCACTTTGGCGCTGCCTTGTCAGTCAGCCTGTGGTCAGCGAAGGTGTCACAAGATTCTACGAGCCTACAGACGAGAACCCGACGTATTGGAAGAAGCTTGTCGCAAGCGGAGAGTCAGGCAATGCGATTTGGACGACTACCCACGCTCCGACGACGCCAAACTACACATTTACGAAGTCAACGCTCATAGGCTCAGAGGATGCTTCTCCAAAAGTTGGAGACATCATATTATACTCGTATTACCGATATACTATAACATCTGTCGGCGATACGACAGTACGCGCAACGTCGCGTCAGTCAATAAGAGGAGCGACGGGAGAGAGCAATTTCAGCGTGTCGATTGACAAGAGCTTTGACGCGGTTGCATGCGACGGGAACGGTAAAATAAAAGACACGGCGTTCAGCGTAACGCTGCATCCCACTGCTTTCTACGGCACTACCAACGTGCTCTCTGCTGTCACTTGCACTCCGACGTATGACACAAACGTGCTTGCTGTTGACGCTTCTTCTTTGTCAACAGGAATTTCTGTTAGCATAAAGAGCGGTGTCACTATACTTGACCAAGATTCATACGGAGTGAGCTTGGCATTCCGGCACGCGACGTATGGAACACGTACTCTCGTATTCACGTTAGGAGCAGTCAGAGACGGACAGGATGCCATAACAATCGACCTCGACAACGAATCAGACTCTATCGGACTCGACAGCAGCAGTAAAGCTGTTGTTGCACAGACAAAGCAAACTGACGCTCGCCTGTGGCTCGGCTCGAAACAAGTAAGTGTGGAGAGTTGCGTTGTCGCGCTTGGCACTGAAAGCGGCAGTGTTCCGAGTGGAATTACAGAGTCACACGTCATTGAAACCCCGCAGGGTGGCGATGCAGCGCAAGTGTCAGTCATGGTATCTGTCGCAAAGGACACCAAGGTACCATACCCTCTCTATGTTGACATCACTGCTGTACATGGCAGCATTTCAAGGACGGCACGTTTCAGTATCGGAAGGACTCTCAGCGGCAAGGAAGGTGTCAGCCCTGCTGTGATGCAGCTCTACACCGACAAAGCACAGTTCGCTTTCCAACGCACGAACAGCGGCGGATACACGCCTTCAGGTGTCAGCATCGCTGTTAAAGTCAAAATAACAGAAGGCGACAGCACGCAGCTTGTTGACTTATCAGACGCTTATTCAGCCAGCGGCCTTGCTGTTTGCGCATTGGAGAACAGCGTGCCGGATTCTTATGACAGTTCAAGACGCACAGAATCGTCACTGACAGTACTGAATACTGATGTGGCAGATGGCGCTCTGACAGCGATAGGAATCGCGCTCTTCGACACGAGGGTGACACCCGCAAAGCTTCTCGACAGCGAACTACTGCCAATAGTCAAAGACGGAGCAAACGGAGCGAAAGGCGACAACGGAGCAAACGGTACTATGACACAACGCTGCTACAAGAGCACGAACAGCAGCACAGCTCCTACGACCAACCTTCCGAGCGGCGACACGCTGAACGGATGGAGCCTGAACACGCCGACGGCCATCAGCAGCAGCCAGCGCTATCGCTATCGCTGTGAGCGCAGCACAGACAGCACGGGAGCATGGAGCGCTTGGACTCCTCCTGTCATCGACGGGTACATGCCCGAGGACGGGACGAGCATCAGCATCAAGGG